TGAACCAACTCGAACTGCCCCCTGATTTTATTCATGAACCACCAGAAGGATACAGGTACGAAGTGGAGCATTTTAGACCAAATGTTATTCGCATTTGGTTGCTTCACCTTAATGGTTACAACTACAGTAGTGATAATGTACGCACAGTCTGGGGATTCGTCAAAACAACAGGAAGGAAGGGAAGCATTAAGACGACTTACCACGCCCCCATCAACTCAAATAAAATAGGAGATGAGGTAAACATTAATCAAACTCGTCCATATACTGCTATGCAGTTAAATCTCAATCCTTTGGAGGCAGCACTTTATGGATGATCCACAGGTTGACGATTATGTTCGATGGGATGATTTAGAGGGATGGGTATATTTCAAAGATTCAAATCATTATCTAACAATAGAGATTGGAGTAAAACCTAAACCAAATTGTGAATATACCCGTCAAGAGAAACACAAATATATTCACACTCTTGTTTGTTGTTTTCCTTGGGATTGGAAAGAATTAGAATATATTCATAGTAGAAAAAACAAATATGGGAAAACTTTGGAGGACATGGAAATATACACTAGGGAGTTTTAGTGATGACAAGACACAATCTTATGATGATAAAGTTGCTATCATACGCACCTGTATTTTTGTTAGTTACATGGTCACTAACATTTTTATCATATCTGGAGTAATCAGACACTGGCATGATGTACCGAGTCAACTATCTCAAACCGAAGAAAAAAGGGTATGCGAAACATACAGCAACCTTCCTTGATATTGAACATGCTATCATGTGGGAAGAATATGTTAAGAAAAATCTAAATGCAGTGGACGCTCACATAACTGTCCACTAATCTCCCACAGACCATCAATTCCGTGTATATTAACAGAGTCAAACAAATGAGTGACATGAGTTACACCTTTGAACAGTTTGAGCAAGACAAGGAAACACTGTTGAACTTGATTGCTGACTGTGAGGAACTTGAAATGAAAGAGAATGGAGACCAGTTCTTTATTCAATGCGACGAATTTTCCCAAGAAAACTACACTGTCTGATATGAATTTCCCCACCTCCACTGTCAACGTCCTGCCACATCTTGAGGATCTCCGTAAGACCTGGAGACTGCAAAATTTCTCCTTTACTAAAGATCAGCAGGATCAATATGATATGCTGATGCAAGCACGCCGGGAAAGAGTCGCTTTCTTTTATGAAACAAATCGGGTGCAAGTTGGTCCCAAGGTGACTAAAAAGGCAGAACCAGCACAAGAAGACCAAGACAGTTAAATATGTGGCACAGAGGGTCTCCTAGGGGTCTCTCTGTGCGTTATACTATTGACATCAACAGAACACACATGATCACCCTTCGTCCACATCAGGAACGCATCATCAAACGCCTCAGTTATTACAAGAAAGGTCAGGTGATTGTTCCCACTGGTGGTGGTAAAACACTGACTATGATTATGGATGCTAAATCTTCCATGGATCGTTGTAACACTGGTGTGACAACTGTTGTTGTTGCTCCTCGTATTCTGCTGGCAGAGCAACTGTGTTCTGAATTTATGGAGGTCATTGATCCTAACAACAGTGACCCATATTTGCATGTGATGCACGTTCACAGTGGTGAAACGCATCACGTTAGCACAACTAAGGCAGAAAAGATTCATCTTTATGCTGGTTGTGCTCGCACTATGGGTGAGAATGTTATCATCTTCACCACCTACAATTCTCTCCATCGTATCATGGAGGCAGATATTGAGGTCAATAACATTTACTTTGACGAAGCACATAATTCCGTGAAGAAGAACTTCTTCCCTGCTACTGAATACTTTGCAGAGAACGCAGATCGTTGCTATTTCTATACAGCAACCCCGAAACATTCTCTCACAGTGAAGAAACCAGGCATGAACTGGGGATTTGTTTATGGTCAAGTCCTTGCCAACATTCCTGCACCTGAGTTGGTCGAAGGTGGTTACATTCTTCCTCCCAAAGTTGTAGTGAAGCAACTGCCTTTGGTGAAAGGTCGTAAGGTAATGTATGTAGAGGATGCTGACAACCTGTTGGAAACTATTGATGACAATAACATCGACAAGACTCTGATTTGTGCGCGTACTACGAAACAGATTGTTGGTCTTCTGTCTCAGTCTGACTTTTGTATGCAACTCGCTGAGCGTGGTTATTCTTGGATGACAATCACATCTAAGACTGGTGCAATCATCGATGGCAAGAAAGTCAACCGCGAAGAGTTTTTCAACACACTGAACACCTGGGGCAAAGATCCTGAGAAGAAGTTTGTAGTCATTCACCACTCCATTCTGTCTGAAGGTATTAACGTCAGCGGACTTGAGGCAGTTATCTTCATGCGTAACATGGACTATATTGGCATCAGTCAGTCTATCGGTCGTGTGATTCGTTTGGGTAGCACTGAGAAGACTTTTGGTCTTGTTTGCATCCCTACCTATGATACGGTTGGCATCAGCACTGCTAAGAAAGTGCAGGCAGTTGTTGATGTCGTCTTCAATCAAGGTCTCCCTGCTGTATCTGAAATCCGCCGATGAATTACACTAAAGCACAACTAATTGATGCACTATGTGCAGAGTGGGACTATCTCTGCCATGATGATTTTGACCCAGAAAATGATCAAACAACTGAAGAATATCGTGAAGATTTGATTGAAATGACTTTAGAAGAGTTAGTAGAAGAAACTAGCACAGGTGAAGGTTATACTTTAGATGAGTGGATGGAGAACTGGGGATGAAAAATCAGCAACCAACTAACAGTAACATACTTCACCCTAAATGTGGTCCACTAGGGTTCATTGTTGGGGACTGGGACGATATAAATGGATTTTATGCTGCTGTTCCCTGCGGCAATGGTCTAATGGTCATCCACCAGGGCAAACAGTTAAAAAAATGCAGAAACTCAATTAGTGCCCGCAATTTCATTGAAAAGTGTAGAAAAAAACGATCGGTTGCGCGTCTCCCTGTGTGACAGTAATGATGGGGGTTGACAACTCAAAAATTTTCAATTATTATACTAACATAATTCATTCACATCATGATCGAGTTCACTGATTCAAACAAAAATTTTTATACCACTGATGTCATCACTCTTAAAGAGTGGAGAACAGAATGGAAAACCTGCCCTATTCAAAGAAATCATGATGTCAGAGCAACAGAAGAAAAGCATCAAAAAAAGTTTAGAAAACGGCACCCAGATCATCTTCAGGTGAATGGGGTGATATTATCTCGTGATTGTACTGATGAAGTTACGGGTATTAAGTATTCAAAAGGAACCAAATTTAAGACTAATGGACATACCAGAGATATTTGTTGGGGAAATGGTGTATGTGAAGATGGTCAACCTTCTCACTTGAAAGTAAATTGGAGAAGTGTTGATTCGATTGATGCAGTAAGAGCAGAATTTGCAGTTTTTGATTCTTCTGATGATGCAGAAAAATCAAATGATAGAATCTATGGTGCATACAGAAATGCATTTTCTCATAAGGGTAAATTTGTAACACATCCTCTTTTGTATAGGGTTGGTTCTTTATCTTTTGCTTATGCTGCCTGTGAACCAGACGAATGGAACCGAGGAGATACTCCATCAACAGGAGATATTTTGCTTATGGCAGCAACTTTAGAACCTGCTATATTCTGGTTGCAAGAAATCTTTAATGATACTAAATTTAACAGTCGCAAGAATAAAGTAACACACACTATCGCAATGACTGCGGCATATCTTGCATCATATATGATGCACAAAGATGATGAAGTTGCTGTTGAAAGACTTAAGCAGTTTATTATTCGTGTATCAAATGCACAAGTAGATTTTGATGAAACATCTGATGCTTGCACTCGTTTCATCAATGAATGGGCAGATCCTGATAAATCAACATATCTTTATGGAAGCACTGGTGTACTTTGTAAAGGATCAAAAGATATGGAGGGATATAATTTGTTAATGATTGATTCTTACATCAAGGATAGTCGATCAGGGATGGCAACTAGAGGACGTGAATACTGGAAAAACTATTACAACACTTGGCAATCTAAGTATCAAGAAAAAACACAAAATCCTTTGTTGTCATCTCTTATCACAACCACTCCGTAAACTGGCACAGCACCCTTGACAGGGTGCTTTTTTAATACTATATTGATTAAGTAATAAACAAGGAGACCACCGATGGGAGTTTCACAACTTTCGGAAATCGTTGCTCTCGGTTTTGAAGAACTCATTGCCGAAGGTGACACACGGGAAATTGGCAAGTTTCTTGCGTTTCCAACTGAACGTATCATCGCTCCGCAATGGTTGCGCGAAGAATGTGGTATCGAAAATGATAAATCTCCTGATGATCTTGAGGGTCAACAGGAAAAGTATGACCGACTTTCTTCACAAGGTTTGCGTATTCAAGTTAAGTATCGTGGAGGAAATACTCTCCACATGGAACAAACTCGCCGTACAACTGGCAAAAATGCAAACAATGGTGCTAAGAATGGGCAGGTTCGCTATGCAGTAAACTCATTTGATGTTATACTGTTTATTATCCCCAAAGGTCACGAAGATATTTCAACCTGGGAATATCTTGCCATTTCTAGTGGTGAACTTGAAGATAAGAATATGCCTGGATATTGTGTAGGTTCTGTCCCTGCTGCTGTTCGTAAAAAGTACACTGGTCGCGCAAAAGAAGTTCTGATTGATCTTAACAATGCTAAATGAATATACAATCGGTGATAGTAGAGAACTACTGAAAGAAGTAGAATCAAATACGGTGGATCTAATTTACATTGATCCACCATATTGCACTGGAAGAGATTTTTATCACTTTGATGATAGATTCTCCTCTAGTGCTGATTATCGTGAATTGTTGTTGCGTCCGTTGTTTGAAGAATGTCATCGTGTTTTGACTGATATTGGCAACATTGTTATTCATGTAGAGGCAAAGATTTCTCATCACGTTCGCATTGTGCTTGATGATGTTTTTGGAGAGAAAAGATTTAAGAATGAAATTGTGTGGGTGTCTGGTGGCAACCACAAATCAAAGTATCAACTACAACGCAATCATGATACTATCATTGTCTATCAAAAAGGTTCTGAGTCTATCTACAATGCAGAGCACAAAGAGTACGATGCAGATACTGTAAGAAAGGCAAAGATGTGTCCTGTTCGTAAGAAGAAATATAACACATCTGCACTTGTTAATCGACAACCAAATGTTGTATCTCGTCCTAATTTGAGATACGAATGGAATGGTAATAATTTGCAGTGGCATGTATCTAAGGAGAGGATGCAGATGCTTCATGATGATAATCGATTGGAGTATTCTTCTGCCACAGGTATTCCTAGAGTGAAAAAGTATCTGGATGAAATGGATGGCGTTCCCGTAAAAGACGTGTGGAATGATATCAAACAGATTCAAGGTGTTGAGAAGTTAGATTATGCAACTCAGAAACCTGTTGCACTATTGAATAGAATTTTGAAAATGTTTAGCAATGAAGGTTCTATTGTTCTCGATGCCTGTGCTGGATCCGGCACGGTGGGTAGAAGTGCCATCCTGACAAATAGAAATTACATTTTATTTGATCTTAACACTGAAGGTAAGAAATTATTTGAAAAAAGTATAGAGAATCTTGTGCCAGTAGATGAACCGTCCACAATCGCTTGCAATCCGCTGATGGATGCTTTATCTTAAGAGCATGAAAAACACACACCTCCAACACCCCGAAGATTCTATTCTTTCGGGTGATCTTACTGTCCTGGATTGGTTCATCGAAGAGAGTGATCTTTCTGTCAAAATTGATGGTGCTCCCGCTATTGTTTGGGGCACAAATCCTCAGACAGGAAAGTTTTTTGTCGGTACAAAATCTGTCTTCAACAAAGTAAAAATCAAGATCAATGAAACGCATGATGATATTGATCGGAACCATTCTGGGGTTGTTGCTGATATATTACACCATTGCTTTGATTGTCTTCCTTCTTTCGACGGAATTGTTCAGGGTGATTTTATTGGGTTTGGTGGTGATGATACTTTTTGCCCCAATACGATTACTTACATTTTTGATGAAATAATTGACCAGAACATTATCATCGCACCTCATACGTTCTATGATACTGTGACAGGTGAACTTAAGGATGCTTTTGTCACTGACAAATCTTATCCTTTCGATGACACTGAAACTTGTAAGTTTGTGCAACCTGATACATGGCAAGTTGATGAAGATTTTGATGAGATTGTTGGTTTCGCACGTCAAATGTCAACGCTGTGTGAGTTCATGAGTGACAAGCAATCACAGCAGATTCAGCAACAACTTAACAGCATCATTCGTGCTGGTCTCGTTATTGATGAACTGACCCTAGAAGCACTGGCATTTGCAAATGAAATCGACATGAATGTTCTTCGTTTGTGGTCATTGGTCAAGTCAATCAAGGATGATATGTTGTTCCTGATGCGTAACAATGGACCTAAAGCATACATTGGCAATCAACAATGTGGTGGTGAAGGTTATGTTCGTGTGAATGATTATGGCATGTTTAAGTTAGTCAACCGAGAGCAATTCTCTCATGCAAACTTTAACAATAGCAAGTTTGCTTGTGCCAGTTGATCTAGTTGCACACATCCCCTTGTAAGGGGTCCGTTTTCGTGTATTCTATAAGAGTCAAAGGAACGCAACCATGACGATCACTCAAACCAAACCTGAATTTCTGACTGAAGCACTCATCGAAGTGCTGAATAATGAGTGGAAAGTAAACTCGATCGAATCTGGTAATTCCGTTCATACTCAACTGGAGATGGAAGTTGGTCGAAAGTATATCAAAGTCTGGTCTTATTTGATGGGTGGAGGTAGAAGACTCAACGGACGTTCTTGCTGGATGTTCGTTGATAAGAATACTGGCGAATGTTACAAACCTGCTAGTTACAAAGCACCTGCAAAAGGTGTGCGTTATCTGATCACTCAACTGGCAGATAATCCCCACATTTGTGATGCTTACGGTTCTTTTCTTTATCTCTGATGAACGATCTTTTCCCCGACTTGCAACAACAATTGGACAAACTTTCAATTCGTAAAATGACATTTACTGAACGACAATTAGAACTGATTGCTGAAGCAGTTGAGGATTATGGTGTGCTGACAAGTGAAGATGTAGCAGATGAATGTTGCGATATTCTTGACATTATTGAAGCATACTCTTTGAACAAAAAATGATCAAATCCAAAGCACAAATGCTCAAAGTGATGTCACAATGCGACGGAGCAGACACACTAACAAGAGAACAAAAGTTTCAAGTCTTTGTCAACGTGTGCGACAACATGTTGAAGGAAGGTAGAATCACCAAAGCAAATCACACTCGTTGGACACACATCTGGTAATCATGAAATTTGAAGTAAAGCTTTACGTTGGTGGCAAAGTTTTCACAGAGGAAGTTCATGCCAGCAATTATCAGGATGCAAAGGTAACAGCAACCGCCCGTAATCCTAGGGCAAAAGTAATAGGAATCAATCCTATGGTGTGACAGTTGACAAGGTGGCACACAATCGGTTGTGCCATCCCTGTTTTCGTGTATTATTAAAGAGTCAAAGGATTTCACCCATGCAACTTACTTCCAAACGTCATTCCATGGTTGTTGAGTTTCGTCCTCATGCCATCCTGACTGATAAGTTTGTCTACACTTTGAAGTTCAAAGGTGACACTCAATCCATGCGATTGTTCAACAAAAAAGAGATGATTGAAGCATGTAATTCTCGTCTCGACATTCATGGTTATCAGGTGACAGATTTCCTGACTGAACCACAACAATACATGCCCGCATGTTGCTGAGTTATGTCACTAATCAAATCTTATCTCCACACAAAAATGACTGAAACCAACGATCAAATCATCGACCGTGATCAACTCCAAGAGGCATACATTGAGAGCATCATTGATGGCATGGATCACAAGACAATGTATCAATTTGTCTATGACAGTTTGAATGGTAATCTTGATGATTATACTGTAGATGAACTTATCACTGAAGTCGAAGATTATTATCCTGAGTTACTACAACAAAATGAAGTAAGTGTAACTTATGGGGACAAAATGCAGGAGAGTTCATAAAGAAAAAACCAGTTGGCAAGGTGGCACAAGCAACCTTAAGAATCTCTTTCGTAGTTTTGTATCACTGCGAACTACAAAAATCTGAGATCTGTGCCATCATACTGGTATGAACAAAACAAACCCTCTCTCATCTCTTTACACTAAAGAGATTGCACTTTTGGAACTTCAGGACTTCATGTTTGACACCATGCTCCCTGCTGATGATTGTGTCGATTGGTTCTGCGATCGACATGATGTTAATGCAACTGACGAAGTGATTGATTTCGTCGTTGATGCACACTTTGCCTTTCACGGAGAATGATGACAATGAACACTAAAGTCGCAAAGCATCTCTCAATCCCTGAGAATCGCATCAACTATTCTTTTTACTTTCTGCACAACTTTGATTCTGATTTTGTTGACTACAAAAAATGCTATGATGCGATAGCAAAATGGTCCGACAAACTTGACACTTCTGAGGCACATTTCTAATGGAATCATCAAACATTGTTCGTCGTGTTGGATTCAATCAATTTGTAACTATTCCCAACACAAAGCAATCAAAATTCATCAAAGTTATAGATCCAAAGACTCTCAAAGTTTCTATCATTTCAACTAAATGAGACTTTTCTTTCTTGCATTGTTTGTTATCCTCGGTGCTAATCTTGGGATTCAGCTGTTAGATAGCAACATGACTCAAATTATCAAAGAGCGCAACGAAACTCTTCAACGGTCTATCAACAACCTATGAAAACCACAACCGCAACTTATTCAATTCAAGTCACACAACCTGGGGGACATATATCTTTTTTGAAGACAATGCCCACACGTCCAACAACACAAAAGGGAATCAAATCACAGAACAATAAGTTATCAAAATGGGTAGAAAAGTGCTATCCTGATTATACAGAATACCAAGTCATTCTCCTCAATTCCTGATGAACTACACACTCAAAGAACTGCAACAACGTGTCAACAACCTGATCGAACAACAGGGAGAAGATGCACACTGTGCGGCATGGATTTACACTAAGGAAGATATACATTTGAAGGACGAAGATGGTGAGTTTGATTATGATAATGATGCCGATATTGCTCCCTGGTTAGTTTCAAGAATCTTTGATGATGTTGGCAACATTGATTACATCTATCAGGTGATTCAAGAGAGTCTCGATGAAAGTGTAGAGGAGCATTTCGTTCAGTATCAACAAGAATTAACGGAGGTGTAAAAATGTTATTTGTTTCAGGTAAATCCCCCCATCTCAATATCACTCACCGAGTGTACGATTTTTTTACCGAGCGTTACGAGATTGCGTCTGATGTAGAAGTCTTTCACACTAATCTACGAAATGAAAATGCCCTAGGATTTACTGAGGTTAATGGTGAAGAACAGTTTATTCAGGTTTGTAATACTTTGAATGAGAGAGGATTTATTACAACATTGCTCCACGAACTTGTCCACGTTGTTCAAAACGAGAAAGGCATGATTGACGAGACTGAGAGAGAATATGAAGCATACAGATTAGAGGAGGTTCTTTACAACAAGTATTGTGCCAGTCTCGAATTGGCATGAGCAACCTTTAGATTCTCTTTCGTAGTTTTGTATCACTGCGAACTACCGGGCAATGCCATCCCGTGTATATTAAAAGAGTCAAGGGGAGACACCACCCCATCCACTTCACTT